TCTGATACCTGTTGGAATATTCTTCGCACAATGCCAAACCATGGCGAATTAACCAACGCCAGTTGAGAACAAACTCAGATGCCCAGATGGTGCAAGGGTGATTGCGGAAAGCACCTTTATCTGTTTTGTAAGGTGTGCCATCTGCTTTTGGGAGTTCACCAAATCCACGACCCCACTTTTCAGATGCCACAATGGAGAGCATTTGACAACACTCCAGAGGCATCTTGACAATGTGTTTATCTGGTAAAACTCTTGCAGATATTACTGGGTCTGGATCAGTGACAAAGATGTTCATATTGACCTTGGATTACCACAGATTTTTGCAGAGGGCATTTGTGCCTGTGCAATCTTTTTTGCTTCGTGTTGGTAATCTGCTTCTACAATCATCTTCAGATACTTAGTTCCAACACTTTCCAAACGATAAGTAACTTCCCATTTCCTCATGACAATGGCCTCACAAACTCATTAGAAACCATGTTCGTTGCTCCAAACATGGTGTTCATGTATTCTACACCTAATTCTGGTGTTGTGTGATCTCCGCAAGTAAAGACATCACAAACTGCCATTCCTTTCTCTGGCCATGTGTGAATGCTAATGTGTGATTCTGCCAACAACACAATGGCAGTTACTCCCTGAGGTTCAAACTTGTGAGAATGAAGTGCCAGAAGAGTTGACTGACACTTCTTGGATGCATTGTAAAGTACATCTCTCACAAACTCCTCATCATCCAGAAACTCCTCAGAGCAACCCTTCAGAGTAAAGAGAATGTGTCTCATCAACCAAAACTTGAGTCAGGCTCAAGAGCGATGTAATAAGTCACATCGATGTTCTTATTCTGGAAGCGAGACAGAAGTTTCGAAGAAACAACCACTTCATAATTGCCAGGAACAATCTTCAGGTTCTCTTCTTTGAAGTTGAACACGAACTCAGCGTTAGTCTCACCAACGACAATGGAGAAGTCATTGGACGTGTCGTTCTTCTTGTCACGAGCAACCAACTTGATTTCATTACCATCACCAATGGCAGAGATGTCAGGCAGTTGGTAAACAGATGCTGCTTTCTTCAGACGATCCAGTTGTTGACTGGTCAACTCAAAACACACATCCTCAGATGGAAGAGAGATTTCTTTCTCAGGAGGAGAAACGATCACACTGGGATCAGCGAAGAAGTACTTTGAACGCATCCGACCCTCTTTGATGATTACATAATCTTCATCACCGAAGTCTAGATCAGGACTGGTGTGAAGAGAAAGACCATTGAGGAACTGGTTCAAATCATAAATGCCGAAGTCACGGGGAATGTCCTCAGAAATGTTTGCTTCCACAAGAATGTTCTTCATCACGGAAATCGATCGAAGTTTAGTTCCTGATTTGAACAAGATCGACTGATTGATCGAAGAGAAGTTCTTCAGAAGATTAACAGTGGATTCAGAAAGTTTCATAATTGTCAGCAGTTTTTGTGTGAAGACCAGCGAAATGATACAGAAGAATACAATAATGCATTGCCTTGAGAATGTCAAGTTTTGACTTTCCCTTCTTCTTTCCAAAGCGTGAGAGATACTTGATTGCGTTCGAGCGGGTAAATGCTTCTGCATCACCAATGCTCTCAATCAAATCAAGAGTTTGTGTCTTCGATTGTTCGGATGTGTAATGAGAATGATAAGTGCTAGAAAGATACTGCTCAAGTTCTTTCAGAGTCTTATCTTCTTCATATTTCCAGAATCCATTCTGGTTTGTTTTCATAACTATAGGTTCGTTCAGATCTTCAGGAATGTCTGGATACATGGAATCCAGATAAGTGTAATGATCTTGGCGCATTATGGGGGTGTATTCATATCCCCCCGCTGCACTAATAAAGTCAGTGTCGTTCATAACGAAAGTCTTTTCCTCTAATTATACCTCACGGGGAAACTTTTCTCCAGTTGCCGTAAGATCAAATTGAACATCTCCATCAACTTTATCATACAAGTCGATGAATGCTTGTTTAGTTTCATCATCAAAACGATTCAAGCAAATCTCAATCGATTTCATCTTGTCATTGAAAATGCTGTAAGCACGGATGATGTGGACCAGACGACGAGTGCTGATGACTTCATCGATGCCACCATCATAGAAAGTCTTACGGATAATGTCTGCCCAGTCCACAAGGTGCTTAATGAATCGATCATCGTGACATCCAACAGAGGCAGAGTGAAGACGCATCAGTTTCTCCTCCTGTGCAGGAGTGGGATACTCTTGCTCGAAGGTTACACAGAAACGCTCCAAGAATGCCTCATTGAGAACATTGGTTCCAATAAAGCGACCATCCTCAGAACCCTTACCTTTTGTGTTGGCAGTGGCAATGACATTGAAACCACGCTTGGGATGAACCATCCTGCCGATCTTCTTCAGGAAGACACCTTTACCCTCAAGAATAGATTGCAGACACAGAATCTTGTTAGATGCCAGGTCAACCTCGTCTAGAAGGAGAACAGCTCCACGTTCCAGAGCCTCCACGACGGGTCCATTGTGCCAGACAGTTTCGCCATTAACAAGACGGAACCCACCAATAAGATCATCCTCGTCAGTCTCAATGGTGATGTTCACGCGAATCAACTCCCTATTTAGGGATGCACACGCTTGTTCGACAGATAACGTTTTACCGTTACCCGACAGACCTGTAATGAATGTTGGATAAAAAAGACGGGAGCGAATAATTTTCTTAATATCGCCGTGGCAACCAAAAGAGACGAAGGTATCATCTTGTTCTGGAATCAAGTTTTGTTCAACTGCAGGCATCGCTGCAGGTTGGTTGTAAGAATGCTCAAGTTGCTCTGTGGTGTTGAGATCCCACCTGCCACGAGAGATTTTGTAATTCTCAAGTTTCTTTGTAACTGTTTGATAATTATTTCCGTTCATCGCACACCAGGCACGAATGTCTCCAGAAGTTACCTGGTCACCGTAAAGTTGCTGGAGTGAGGAAACAATGTACTCTGGACTGAGTGCCATTCGAATTTCTTTTCAACTGAACTTACTATAATCCATTTCTGTCCCCACTTGTTAAAGCAGAGACAGTTTCCAATCTGTCCTAAGCAACCAGTTCCACAAACTGATTGAGAACTTTTTTATTTAGAGACTTGTTCTTCAAAGACTTAGCAAATGCAGACTTGATTTGAACTTTGGATGCACCATCATCAACCTCAAAATCAACATCATTAGCAAGAGAACTTGAAATAATTGCAAAGTACTGATGATAACCAGAATCTTTGGCAACATAAGATTTTTCTTTTCTTGCTTTCTTCAAGAGTTCACCAGATGCATCCTCACTGTAACGACCAATAAAATGCCTCATCTCAGAAGAGGAAAGAATGCGAATGCCAATGAAATTAACTTTTGGAAAACACTGTCGAAGATCTTCAAGAAACACGCTGGTAAAACCACTGTAAGAATAAGGAATCTTATAAACGTGCCCTGTCTTACGATTGCGGAGGAATGAGTGATCTGGACGCAAGTGAACAGTTCCCATCTTCTCAGAATCTCGATAAGCATAAGAACGATAGACGGGAAGAGGAGGTGCCTCACCGTCAGTCAAAATCACACATTGAACCTTTTGGACTTTCTTCTTTGCTTGAAACTGAGGAATGATCTTGTGAAGACAAATCAATGCTTCGTGAAGGGGAGTTCCAGAAAGTTGATAAGGACCAGGAATCACATAATCCGTATGGTGATCAACACCGTAAGCAATTCGCCAGATGTTCTTCATCTGTTTTTCGAGTTCTGCTTTCTTAACACCACTGGTAAAGAATTGAAGGAGAGCAAAATCCTCATCGATCACAAATTGATTTTCAATTTTATCTTCGTGATCAATTGGCAATTTATATTGATCATCCTTTCTGAAGCGGATGTAATTATAGGCATTACTGAAGGCATACACCTCAAAAGGAATCTGAACCTTTTGACAGAACCAAACAAGATTATAGAGTTGCTTGATCGTGTCCATCAGATATTGTGCCATCGATCCAGACCAATCAAGAACAAAAATTAGACCGTGATTCTTACCATCGGGAACTACTGTGACCTTTTTGAACAGGTCTTCATTAAATCGGTAAGTGTGAAGTTTAGAGCAGTCCAACACTCCACTCCGACTAACAGCAGAACGAGCATAAGAATCAGCAGATTTTCGACATTCGAATTCTTTGACAAGGTAATTCACCTCCTTTTGTGCTGACTTTTTAAAGTCCTGAAACAACCCATCAACGTAATCATAATTTGCCCGATAAGTGTGCTCTCTGCCGAGATGATCGGTCATCTTCATCGGTTCCAGTTGTGACATAAAATGACCAGTCAATTCCCCGTGAACTTGAGAGTTGCTTACCACTATGTTATCGAGATTCACTTCTGGATTCTCAGCATAAACATTATGAAGAGTGTCCTGTTGAATCAGATTTTGCAGATTCTCTTCAAGAGACTTGCTAGTCTGAACTTCCAGTTCTTGTTTCTCAGTTTGTTGCTCAGTCTGTTGCTCAGTCTGTTGCTCAGCGGAAGATTCCTCTTGTGTCTGTTGCTCAATCTCAGACTGACCACCACTCGCACCAGAAGAAGACATATCAACGTTGCCTTTCTTTTCAGACTGAACTTCCTGAGGTTGTTCTTTTTTCTGTTCGACCTTCTCTTTGCAGTACTCAAACAGAACACGAGCAGCATC